GTGGATACCGCTGAGTGCAAGTTCATCGACGTATCCGAGAACCGGATATCGTGGGTGCCGAAGAACTGGAAGACGTGGCGAGGCATTGCAGCCGAGCCGACGCATGTTCTGCCGCTCCAATTGGCAGCTGGGGGTTTTATCCTCAAAAAGTTGCTGAGATGGGGTGTCGATCTGCGTGACCAGACCAGGAATCAGGAACAGGCCCGAATAGGGTCTATTACTGGGCTTAGAGCAACGATAGACCTCCGGATGGCATCAGATTTGCTGGCCATCAACGCGGTTGTCCTCTTGCTTAGTAGGGGTTGGTACTCGCTCTTGTGGCGTTTACGCTCCGTTTCTGGTAGAGTTGAGGGTAGGGAAGACTTGGTTACCTATGCCAAGTTTAGTTCCATGGGGAACGGGTTTACTTTCCCGCTCGAAACGCTAATCTTCACTGCGGCTTGCAGAGCCGTCGGTAGCAAGATCAACGTCGTTTATGGTGACGATATAGTCATCGAGACAGAGTTGGTTGCCGACCTCCAAAAGCTGTTACGCTTCCTTGGCTTCCGGGTCAACCAGGAGAAATCCTTTTCTGATCCTGAATGTAAGTTCCGCGAATCCTGTGGAACTGACTGGTACGATGGAAAACTTGTGACTCCCTACTACATCCGTGAAGGGGCTACGCACGATCCTGTGCCGACGCAAGTATGCCACTTAGTCAACAACCTGTTGGCTATTTCTGTACCGGGCGGGAACTTGTGGCGTCTCTGCCGCATGTATGTGAGTTCTCACCGTCTGCCTTTGGTTCCGTTCAATGCGGACTCCATGTCAGGGATCTTCATCGATCCGGCAGACGCTCGCCGCCTTGGCAAGCTGTACAAAAGCACGACCGACAATCAGGAAGAACCTGACTATCAAACCCCGGTCTTCCGGGGCTTCGGTCCTCGACCAGTAACTAGGTCGAATAGTGGTAGGCGTCCCTACTTCCTCTGGCATTTATTTTCCAGTGCGGAGCCGGTGACGTTTACGATCCCACAGGATTGGCAACCTTGTTTTGCCGTGAGGCAAGTTGGCGAGCTAAGGCACAGCGTAAAAGATGCGCACTTTAGGCTCGCAGGTGCTGGTTCGCTCAGTTCGATAGTGAACAGAGCAGTGGGCGTCCGACGAGGAATATTGTCGGAAACTACCGTCAAAGTGGTCTACGGGCATTTAAAGCTGCCCTACCACGGTGTCCGAACGGGATCTCCTCAGCATATGCCCCTTGTGGGCGACTATATGATGAGGAACAAGCGGGCAATCGCGGCCTAGCAAGTCGCCAGAACCCTA